AAGAGAGGTGCACCCATAGGTAATAAAAATGCCACTGGTCCTCCTGGAAATAAGAACGCTGAAAAATTTGGTTTCTTCTCAAAATACTTACCTGAAGAAACTAGGGAATTAATACAAGAAATATCTATAAAAGATAAATTTGATATTCTTTGGGAACAGATAACAATTCAATATGCAGCAATAATAAGAGCACAAAAGATAATGTATGTTAAAGATAAAGAAGAAATGATTAAGGAATTAAAGAAACATGAAAGCACAGAAAATGGTGAGAAGATAGAGTATGAATTTCAATTTGCATGGGATAGGCAAGCATCTTTTCTTAATGCACAGAGTAGGGCAATGAGTGAACTTAGAAGTTTAATTAAACAGTATGATGAAATGATTCATAAGGATTGGAATTTGGCTACAGAGGAGCAGAAGACAAGAATAGATACAATGAGAACTAAAGTAGAGCTTGAGAAAATTAAGTTGTTTGGTGATGATAAATACGATAATTCAGAAGCTATACAAAGCTTCTTAGAAGCCACTACCATGAGTGAAGAAGATATAAAAGTTTTATTTAATGAAGAAGAAGGAGAAAATGAAATTGGCTCTACTTAGAAGAAAACAAAAAAGACAAGAAAAGAGATTTGAATTTAAACCTTTTTCAAAGAAACAATTAAAACTTCTCAACTGGTGGAGAGAAGGTTCTAAATATAAGGACTATGACATTATCATTGCTGATGGAGCAATAAGAAGTGGTAAAACTATAGCTATGATTTGTAGCTTCTTAATGTTTACACAAACTAATTTTGAAGTAGAAAACTTCATAATTGCAGGAAAGACTATTGGTTCACTAAAGAAAAATGTTATTGAACCTATGAAACAGATACTAAATGCTTGGGGTTGGCGATTTGAGTACAATCGTTCAGAAAATTTTTTAGTAATTGGTAGTAATACATATTATATGTATGATGCTAACAATGAAGCTTCCCAAGATAAATTACAAGGTTTGACAGCAGCAGGGGCTTTAGCTGATGAAGTAGCTTTATTTCCTAAAAACTTTGTTGACCAAATGATTGGTCGTTGCTCTGTTGATGGCTCTAAAATATTTATGAACTGCAACCCTGCAGGTCCATATCATTTTATTAAAACTGAATTTATAGACAAAGTAAAAGAAAAATTAATCTGTTATTTACATTTCACAATGGATGATAATTTATCTTTATCTGAGAAAGTTAAAAATAAGTTTAAAAGAATGTTTACAGGTGTCTTTTATAAGAGATATATTTTAGGTCTTTGGTGTCAAGCCGAAGGTGTTATCTATGATATGTTTAATGAGAAGATACATAAGGTACTAACTAAACTTAGAGAATACACAGAGCATTATGTATCATGTGATTATGGTACTCAAAACGCTACAGTATTTATATTATGGGGCAAATGTAAAGATGTTTGGTATGCAGTCAAAGAATACTATTACGACGGAAGAAAAGAAGGAAAACAAAATTCAGATAATAAATATTATACTGAGCTAGTAAATTTTTTAGGGAATATACATCCTAAAGCTATAATAATAGACCCAAGTGCAGCTTCTTTTATAACTTTGATAAGAGATAAAGGAAAGTATAGAGTTAAAAAGGGTAATAATGATGTACTAAATGGAATAAGAAATGTCGGAACTGCTTTAAATAGAGAAATGATTAAATTTAATGATTGTTGCTCTAATATATTTAAGGAGTTCTTTTCTTATGTTTGGGATGAAAAAGCTTTAGAATATGGAGAAGATAAACCAGTTAAAGTAATGGACCATGCCATGGATGCAATTAGATATTTTGTTCATACAATATTATTTGGAGGAAAAGAACCTAATTATGATGATGAAATCTATAATAAAGGCTTAGGATTGAAGAAAAATAATATACAAAATCAATATAATAAGAAAGGAGGGACTGTATTTTAGTGAATATAAAAAATATCTTACTCAATTTAGATGAAAAAGAGTTAAGAGATAGAAAACATGCAGAAAGAGATTTTTTGTTTTATCTAGGTGAATGTAGAAATAAAACTATGGGACTGTTAGATGATGATTTTTTAGGTCAAAGTTGGATTACTTTTGATAACCTAGACTATACACCTTCTCAAATTGTGGATAATAAGGTAAAACCACTTATAAATAAACAAGCTCGTTTTATGTTTGGAAAAGAGCCAACTATAATACTTAAAGCATATGAAAAAGAACATAAAGAAGCATGTGAGGAATTAAGGCAGTATATTGATTCAATATTAAATGCCAGCAAGTTTTGGAGCAACACACTAAAAGCTTTTAAGATAGCAACTATAACAAAAAGAGTCTTATTAAGGTTAGAAGCTAAACCAAATCAACCTATAAGACTCTTTTATCATTCTATAAATGATTTCAAATATCAAGTTGATAGTAATGATATTACAAAATTAAAGTCAGTTGTATTTGTTAGATTTGATTCATCAACTATAAAAGAAGTAACGGCAAAACAAATATGGTATAGATATACTTACTATATGAAAAAAAGTAATGTCAGTAATCAAGAAAGCTGCTTTATAAAGATAGAAAAGTTCAAAGGTGATAACTTATCTAAACCTATTGAAGTAAAAGAAAGTGATACCAAGCTTTCTAAAATACCATGTTGGGTAATTGTTAATGAACAAAGTATTACAAATATCACAGGCATTAGCGATATTGAGGATTTAAAGCCATTACAAGATACCTATAATAAAAGATTATCAGATTTCAATGACTCTTTAAAATTTCTGATGTTTGGGCAAACTGTTGTAGTAGATGCGACAGAAGAAACAGTTAATGCTTGTAAGATTGCTCCGAATGCTTTAATGGCATTAAAAACACTTGAAGAAGGTTCAGAAAAAGGAAAACAAGCACAAGCGTATAGGGTTGAGAGTAGTTTTTCAAATGCAGACCCTGTAAACTCTTTTTTTAAAAGACTTGAAGATAGTATGTATGAAAAATTAGCGATACCTAGACCTGAACAATTACAGAATATACCTAGTGCTAAAGCTTTGAAATATTTATATACAGAGCTTATTGCAAGATGTTCAGAAAAGTGGAATGATTGGGAACCTGCAATAAGAAGCATGTTAAGATTAATAGTTGAAGCTTGTAGTAAATTTAATTGTTATGATGATTGGAATCATGATTGGGATGATTTAATGTTTTCTATTGTATTAAATAAAAATTATCCAATTCCAGAAGATGAAGAAGATTCAAAAAGATTGGCACTTGAAGAAGTTAATAATAATGTTAGAAGTCATAGAAATTATATAAAAGAATTTGGAGATGATGAAGATTATGAGGAAGCATTTAATGAAGTGCTAGAAGATAATGAAAAGATACAATCAGTAGAACAAGACCAATTCAGAAAAGATGCAGATATAGAAGTTGATGATATTGACGAAGAATTAAATAGTAAATCTAATAATAGTGATGAGTAATGAGGTGTTGTTATGAAGGACAATGCTTATACAAAGAAAGTTCTTGAAGCTAGAAAAAAACTTTTATTATTAGATAAAAAAGTACAATTAGATATATTAAATGTCTACAAGGATGCTAGTAAAACTATTTTAAGTGATATTGCTAAAAATAAAGAGTTAAATCTAAGTACTAAATACTTAAAAAAGCTAAATAAATCAATCGAGAAGTACATTAACGAGTTAAATCAAAGATTAGTACCTATTACAGAAAAAAGCGTAATAGAAGCTTCTAATATATCTAAAGAATTACAAATGTATTACTATCAATCAATAGTTCCAAATAAATCTATAAATCTTGCATGTGATGCTATGTGTATAAAGACAACTACTAGCGTAGTGGAAAAACTAGTTACAGGTAACTTTTATAAAGATAAAAGGTCATTAGATAGTAAAATTTGGGGCTATAGTAATAAAAATAGAAAAGACATTGATAGATTAATAAAAGCTAATGTTGCAAGAGGCGCTAATGCAAAGACTTTAGCAAAGAACTTAGATAATTATATTAATCCAGTTAGAAAAACAGAAGCTAAAACACTAGAAGTTGGAATGAATAAAAGTATATCTTATCAAGCTCAGAGACTTGCTAGAACCTCTATAACACATGCTTTTGTAGAAACAAGTGTTCAAAATGCAATAAATAATCCTTTCTGCGTAGGATTACAATGGAATTTAAGCTCACAACATTATATTAGACAAGTAAAATGGAGGGGCGAGGATGAATGTGACGAGTATGCAGAACAAAATCGTTTTGGGCTAGGTGAGGGAGTTTTCCCACCCGAAAAGTATCCTATTCCACACCCTAATTGTTTATGTTATCCAGTTCAAGTAATTATAACAATCAATGAAGCTTCTAAAATGATGAATGATTGGGTAACTGGTGGAGATAATGATATTCTTGATAGTTGGTTTGATGGAGTAATATATCAAAATAATAATGTTCCAGTCATTAAGAAACAAAGAAATAAAAAGAATAAAATAACTGCAAATAGTAAAGATGATAGAATTAAAAAGAACATTACTAATTCAATCAAGAATAAGTCGAAGAAAGCACCTAAACAGGTTCAGAAATATATTAATAAGTATGTAAATCCAAACAGAATAATAATAGATAATAGTCAAAAAATACCTTTTGTTTATTACACTAAGGTTGATTTAGTTGGTATTAATCCAAACATCAGGGAATTTAAATCTTATAATAAAGAAGCTGCTTTACTTCATGAGTTTGCACATAGAATTGATATAAAAGAAATTAAGAGCTATAATAATATTAAGTTCCAAAAAGCTATTGAAAGTAGCTCTATATATGTTATGGAGAATATTGAGAACCTGCAAAGTATATATACTAATTCTAATGAGTTGTACAACAATGAATTTATTAGTGATATATTAGGAGCATTATCTAATAATGAATTTGAGGATTTATTAGCAACTCATAGCGAAAAGTATTGGAGTAAAAACAGAAATAAAGAAAAAGAAATATTTGCTAATTTATTTACACTAAAGTATCAAAATAATAAAGAAATAAATGGTTTTATCAAAGAACATTTAAATAGTTTAGATAAAATATTTAATGAATTGCTAGGAGGGATTTAGATTGCTTGAAGAAATGAGAAAAGATAAAAAACTGTTAGAGTTGAGACGATTATATAAAGAAAAGTATGGTAAAAATGCACCTGGTTTTAACTATGATGAATACAATAGTTATGCTGAGTACAAAGAAAAGTTAAAAGAATTGATACAAAAGTAAAGTAAGCACTTATTAATTAAAGGTTAATGAGTGCTTTTATTATGCTTAATTTTAAGGAGGAAATTGAATGTTAGAATATTTTAAAAAGTTGCTTGGAGATGAAGAAGGACAAAAAGTTTATGAAAAATTATCTAAAGATAAAGAAAATAAGCTTCTTTTAGATAATATTAAAAGTCCTAGATACGTTGAAAAGACAGAGCTAGAAAATGCTAATAAAGAGATTAAAGAGTATAAAAAGCAAATAGGAGATAGAGATAAGCAATTAAATGATTTACAAGGCAAAGTTAAAGATAACAAAGAGTTATCAGATGAAATTGAAAGTCTTAAAAATGCAAATAAAGAAATTAGAGAAAATGCAGAAAAAGAAATAGAGGTTTTAAAATTTAATACAGCTTTTGATAGAGCTATTGAAAGTTACAATCCTAGAAACCCAAAAGCTTTGGCAGCTTTAATAAATAAAGAGAATATTAACTTTGTAGATGGTAAAATTATTGGCTTAGATGAGCAAATAAAAGCTTATCAACAAAGCGATTCTTATTTATTCAATAATGAAAAAAACAAAGGAGGTGATGAAATTGGAGGAACTGGAGGACTAGAAGGTGGAACAACATCATTACTTGATAATGATAGCGAAATAAGTAGTATAGGTGAGTTGTTAGCTAACTCTAAAGTAAAAAGTGAAAATATAGAAGCTCAAAAGAAATTCTTTGGAGAAGAATAGGAGGAAAATATATGAGTATAGAAAAATCTGAGATTTACATGGGGGAAAATAAAACCATATTAAAATTTGCAGGAAATTTATTTCAAAATGTAAATATTAAAGTGAAAAAAACCGATGTAGCTATAGTAGATGAAAAGAGAATTTTAAAAGCAGGTACATTAATATCAAAAGATGGAAAATTGGTAGATGGTACAACTGTTACAAATGATAAGGCTTTTGGTTTAGTATATAGAGATATAGATTTTACTTATTCAAATGGGAATGAAAGTATTCCAGTATTTATATTTGGATTTATAGATGAAAAGACCTTGCCAACAGCTATACCAGAAGAAGCAAAACAAGCAATGAAAATGATTATGTTTTTATAAAATAAATATTAGGAGGAATTAAAATGGATTGGAAAGACTTTATAGATTCTAAGGAGATAGCTAAATATATAAAAAAATTACCACTAGAAATGTTAATAGGCGAAGCTTTATTTCCAAGAAAAAAGCAAATAGGTATGGACCTAAAATATATTAAGGGAGCGAAGAAAAAACCAGTAGTGTTAAAACAAAGTACTTTTGATGTTGCTGTAAAAATAAGAGCATTAAAAGCTCAAATAGAAGTTAAATCAAAGAGAATGCCATTTTTTAAAGAGAGTGTTCTTGTAAATGAGGAAGACAGACAACAATTGCTTTTAGCTTCACAAGCTCAAAATAAAGAACTGTTACTAATGATAATTTCACAAATATATGATAATTATTTAGCTCTTGTAGATGGTGGCGATATGCAAATGGAAAGAATGAGAATGCAGGCGCTAGCTGATGGAGTAATAAATATCGTATCAGAAGATGGAGATTTAGTATTTGACTTTGAAGTTCCAAGCAATCATAAAGAAGTGTTAACTGGAAGTGCAACATGGGATAATCCAGATGCAGATATTATAGGAGATATTCAAAGATGGATGAGAATAATGAGAGATGAAGGGAATCCGTTACCTAAGAGAATGGTAATGACAAGTAAAACCTTTGGGTATTTTGCTAAAAATAAAGCTATTAAATTAGATATAGATAAAGATGGTAGAGTTATTTTAACTGATGAAATGATTAAAAATTATCTTAAAAATAAAGTTGGTTTATCTGTTGCCATAGTAAGTGGAACATATAAATTAGAAGATGAAAGTGAAGAATCTTATTTCCCTGATAACAAAATAACTTTTATTCCAGATGGAGATTTAGGAAAAACTTATTATGGTACAACACCAGAAGAAGCTGACAAAGTATATGGTTCTAAATTAGATTGTTCTGTTGTTAGAACTGGTATTGCTATAACAACAATGAGATTAATTGACCCAGTAACAGTTCAAACTAAGGTATCACAACTAGGTATGCCAAGCTTTGAACGTGCTGATGAATGTTTCTTCGCTACAGTAGCATAATTAAGGGGGTGATAATTATGGCTAAAAAGAAAGATAATTTAATGCAAGTAAAAGCTTTGGTATATCTAAAGTATGATAATGGATGCTATAAAATAGGTGATGTATTTGAGATTAGAAAAGCAGACCAAGAATCTATGGAAGAAAAAGGATATATAGAAGTCATAGGAGAAATTGAAGAAAAGAATAATAGTGATAATGAGCTTCTTGAAAAAGATGGTGAGTAGATATGTCTATTACCAATTTAGATAAATTAAAACTTAATTTGCAAGAAGAAGAGTATCCTTATTTTACAGATGAACAACTTGTGATGTTATTAGAATCTAATGAGAATAATGTTTTAAAAGCTTCATGGAGAGGTTGTTTACTCAAAGGTGCTACAGATGATTGTATTAAAATAGGCCCTATAGAAACTAAGAGTAGTAATAGTTCATACTGGTTATCATTAGCAGATATATATAAAACTGACTATTTAGAAGAAAAATCAAAGAATGAAACAACTAACACAGGATATAAAACATCTATGATAAGAGTTGATGGGCAATGAGAAAATTAAGAGCTGATAAGATAATAAAGACTATCAATAGAGGAATAGCTTTAAATCCTCAAACAATAACTATAGAGCAAGAAGTGAAAAATATAGTAGATGGGGCTATTGAGGTTACAAATGAAGTAAAAGAATTAACAGTAGTTATATATCCCGAAAAAACTAATGATACAGTAATAAATAGTGAAACTATTGGCACAGCTTATAAAAATAAAAACTTTGGTATGGTTACAGATAAAGAAGCTGATTTAAGATTGAATACTGAAAGTAATATAACATTTAAATGTATTGAAGGTACTATGAAATTAAACTATGTAAATCCTGTTGTAGTTGAAGGCAAAATCTGTGGTTATATATGTGGTCTTGAAAAGCTAGATTAGAGGTGGTTTAGTATGAGTGTGTTTACTAAGGCTATAAATGAAATTGATAGAAAAAAGGCTACAATGCCACTTCTGTGTATGAATATAGCTTTTATGTTAGAAGGAGAAGCTAAAAATAGTGCAAAATGGACTGATAGGACAGGAAATGCAAGACAAGGTATAACAGGAACTAGCTTAGGTGGAGGAAATCAATACATTGTTAGGTTAGGTCATGGTGTTGACTATGGAACTGTTTTAGAGGAAGGTTCAGCACCTCATATTATAAAACCAAGAAATGCAAAAGCTTTGTTTTGGAATGGAGCTTCACATCCTGTTATGAAGGTTCAACATCCTGGTACTAAAGGTACACATTCTTTAGAGTCCACAATTAGTAGGAATATGCCTAAGATAGGGAAATTAATAGAAGGACATTGGAGTAAATAATATGAGAGCAGGAATAAGAAAAGCCTTAATTGAGAACATACCAAAGCTTAAAGATTGTTATGAACCAACTGTACCTAATAAAAAGACTATAAAACCATATGCTGTAATTGTTCAAGGTGAAGATGCTGACAACGAGGGTGATGTTATAGGTTTTAGAAGGACCATAAATATTTGGCTATATGAGAAAAGGACTACATTTAATAAGTTGGATGAACTTACGAAAGAAGTCATAGAAACTTTAGATTTTAAAACTATAACAGATAATACATCTAACGAGGTATTTACTTGTATTTATGAGGGTGCAGTTGGTCAAGATGTTATAGACGAGGAATGGGAAGCTATAATAAGATGTCTAAGGTTTAGTGTAATAGCTTTAGATGATAAAGAGGATATAACTAATGATAGATGGGTTGAAGCTCTATCTAAGTACACAAAAGATTTATTAGAAATCGAGAGTTACAAGGATAATTGGAAGAAAAACTTTATAGCGCCATGCTGTTTGTGGCGAACTACAAATATTGAAAACAAAAGGATTAACTATCATCTGATTGAGATTACTAAAACTATGAAATGTCATGTTGTTAGCAAAAATAAGGATGAAATAGTTAAGCTTCTTGAAGAATTAGAGACTAAGCTAATAATAGATAAGAGAGTAAGACTTAGAGAAGATAAAAACATGTATTTAACTCTTGTAAGTGTAGTTGAAGATAGAGAATCGGACATGTTTTCTAATGGTCAATTAACTGTAGTATTTAAAATGATAGGTAAGATAAAAAGAGAAGGACCTATTATGAATAAGATTTATAGTAATGGAAACTTAAGATAGGAGGTGCAAGGGTTGGCTGAAACAATTAATAAAAAGACTAATGTAAGTAAGCAGGAAGAAAAATATTTGAAAAGTGATTTTATAAAAAATAGCGAAGCACTTGGCTACAAGAAAGAAGTAGTTGCAGGTGCTTTATTTAATTGTAAGAAAGATGAACTTACAAAATCAGAGTTTGAGAAGCTTATAAAAGATTTCTTAGAAAGAGAGGTGAAGTAAAATGGCAACTGGTACATGGAATGAAAAAGAAAAAAAGGAGATACCTGGTTTTTATAACAGGTTCAAGACTCAAGCAGAAAAGTCTACAAATAAAGGATTAAAGGGTAGATTAGCAATACCAGTTAAGGCTAATTGGGGAGAAGTTGGCAAGGTTGTAACAATAAAAAATGACTTGAGACAGCTTAAAACTTTATTTGGTGATGATATGAACTATTCAGCATATAAGTTAGGTAAATTAGCTTTATTAGGGAATGTAAAGGAATTACTTTTATATAGGCTTGTAGATGGAAATCAAAAGAAGGGTACATTAACACTAAAAGATACTACAGAAAATACTGCAAAAGATGTAATTAAGCTAGAAACTAAATATCCAACTAGCAGAAATTTTAATGTAACAATAAAATCTAATCTAGTAGATGCAGATAAAAAAGACTTTGTATTCTTCGAAGGAACTAAACAGTTATTTAGTTCAAGTGTTAAAGGTACTATAGATGAAATAGTGCTAGAAATAAACTCAAATTTAGATAATGAGTATGTAATTGCAACTAAAGTAGCTGATAGTGATACAACATTAGCAAACTTAGTAAATGTAGCACTTGAGGGTGGTAATGATGGTTGTACATCTATAACAAATGAATCTTATCTAAAAGCATTAGAAGAATTTGAGAGATATAGTTTTGATTCTTTTGTACTTGATGGTGTAGCTGACGAAGCTTTGCAAGAAACAACAAAAGCTTGGGTAGCTAAAAATAAAGAATTAGGAAAAGACATACTACTTTTTCTAGGTGGAAAAACAGAGGATAATATAAAACAGATAAATGATAAATCAAAAAGTTTCAATGATGAAAATATAGTTAACGTTGGAAGCTCAGCTTATTATGAAAATATAAAATATACACCTAGTGAAGTAGCTGTTTACATTGCTGCTCTTTCTGTAAGTAAAGGTATAACGGGTAGTATATGTAATGCAAAAACTATATTTGAAGAAGTAGAACCACGATTAAGTCAATCAGAAGTTAAAGAGTGTTTGAAAAGTGGTACATTGGTCTTAGATTTTGATGATGGAGATGTGATTATAGTTGATGATGTGAACACATTTAAAAAATATGTAGATGATAAAAACGAAGCAATGGGATATATCTCTAATATCATGTTTATTAATACTATAAATAAAGATACTTCATTAAAAAGAAAAGAGTTTGTAGGTAAGATATTTAATGATGCAACAGGTCAAACAACTGTTATATGTGCATTGAAGAAATATTTTGAAGAATTGATGAGTCAAGGTATTATATCAGAATTTAATGTTGATATAGATACAGAGCTTCAAGCAACTGCCAAAGCAGATGAATTTTATTGGAAATGGAATGCTATTAAGGTTGATGTCATGAAAAAAATATATGGTACTGGATACCTAGGATAAAGGAGGTTATAAAATATGGGAAAATATGATGAAAATATTATAGATGCTGCAAATGTTGTTGATGGTTCAAATGCTAGAATAATAATTGATGGAGAAGAAGAAGGATATGGAACAGAATTTACAGCTGAGGTAGAAAATGATAAAAAGACTTTTAGAGTAATTGGTTGTAAATGGGAACTTAACAAGGCATCCACTCAAAAAGGAACTTTTTCCTTGACTGTACTTAAAACTACATCTAAGTGGATTAAAAAAGGATTTAATAAATTTGAAATAATTACAGAAATAGAAAATCCTGGATTAGTTGGATATGAAAGAATTAGATATAAAAATTGTATGGTAGATAAAATACAACTAGCAAGCATAAAATCTGATGAAAATATAGAAATACAAATAGATGGAACTTTTGAAGGATTTGAACTTTTGGATTTTATAGATTAATTATTATGAAATAAAAAACAAATATTATATACTCGTAATATGTAGAACGTTGATATAGTTAATGATATAATTATATAAAGAAACAATTACAATATATTATGGAGGTAATAAAATGAAAGTTATTTTAAGTCAAAAGATGAGTATGCATAATATGTTTGGGAAAAGAGAAGAACTTATCATAACAAAGCAAGTAGACACTGACATAATACCACGTATAGGCGAATATGTAAGAGATGAAATAAACATTTCGAATCATGATACATTTAAAGACTCGCTTAAAGTTGGAGAGGTTATTTATAACTTTAAAGATAATGAATGTTATGTAAATTTTGAAAAGAGAAGTATTAATTTCTCTAATGATGAAGATGTTAGTAAGAAAATAGAGCAATTGAAAGAAATGGCAACAAAACATGGGTGGAAATATTAATTATAAAGTTATTATTAGTTTTTAAACCATCTATTACAAAAAATGAATTAAAGAAATTTTGAGATATATACCAAAAGTATATATCTTTTTTTATGAAAAATAAAAATAAAATTGGAGGAAGTTAAAAATGGGAAACTTAGATAAAGAATTTTTAAATGAAGGAATAGAAGAAGAAAGAGAGCTTACTAAAGATGAAATAGCAAAGCAACAAGAAGATAATATAATTATGAAATTGACAGAGGATGCTATATTACCCGAAAAAACTATTTTTGTAAAAAGGTTAGATATACCACTTACACTGAGGGCTTTAACAGAAAAAGAGATAAGTGCATTACAGAAAAAATATACAAAAGTTACTAAGGTAAGAGGTAGAAGAGAAAGTAAGCTAATGGAAGATGAATTTAATATAGCTCTAATAGAAAAAGCTACAATAGTTCCTAATTTTGGGGATACAAGACTTCTTAATTCTATGAAGGTATCAAATGGAGTGGAATTTATAAGAAGAAAGTTTTTAGCAGGCGAAATTGCATTAATTAGTGATGAAGTACTAGAATTGTCTGGATTTTATGAAGAATTAAGTGATGGTGATATAAAAAACTAATAAAGAGAGGTGGGAAGATTACTATTTTATATAACGCATATGTTAAACATAGTGTTCTTCCAGAAGATTTTCTAAAAAGAGAGAAAACACCTCAACAGCTTCTTAGAGTTTTTACTCAATATGAAATAGAACAAGAAAATAAAGCTATGAAAAATAAATAAAATTTAAACTAAAAGTGAGGTGAGAGAAATAGCTAAAAAAGAAATGTATCATATTGATGTCGTTATTGATGTTACAGGAGATGAACAAACTAAGAGTAAATTAAGTGCTATGGAAAGATACATGAAACAGACAGAAAAGAGAATGAAAGTACTGAATAGGATAAAAGCTAATCCAATTATACAAACTCAAGATAAAACATCTAGTGTTGTAAATAGAATTAGCAACAACTTAAAAAGAGTGGGTAGAACTATATCTACAACCATAAACGCAAAAGATAGAGCATCTAGCGTTGTAAATAGAGTTAAAAACAAAGTAAATAGCTTACTTACAAGTCGACAAAGAGAAGTTTTATTAAAGGCTAGAGACAAAGCTAGTCAAGTTGTAGATAAAGTAAAAGCTAAGGTACAAAATTTGACTGCGGCTACAATAATTAGCTTGAATATGAAAGCTGACCCAGCGCTAAGAGTTATTTCTCAAACTAGAAGTAAATTAGGAGAGCTCAAGAATAATACAATAATAAATATTAAAGCAAAAGGTGAAGAAGCATTAAATACTATTTCTCGTACTAAGAGTAAATTACAAGAGTTTTCTAATAAGACTTATCAAGCGATTGTAAAACTAAAAGATGAAGCTAGTCCAACTTTGAGTGGTATTGGAAGTAAAATAGATTCATTTATAAGTGGAGCAATAAGTAAATTCGCTCAATTAACAACAGCAATTACTGTTGCACTTGGAGGTATAGGGGTTGGTTCTTCGATAAAAACTTTTGCTAATTTCGAGCAAGGAATGAAAAACGTTCAAGCTGTCACAGGAGCAAGCGGAAAAGAAATGGAAGCTTTAACTGTAAAAGCTAGAAATCTTGGGAAAACAACTGCATATTCAGCTAGAGAAGTGAGCGATGCCATGTATTATGCGGGTATGGCAGGTTGGAAAACTAATCAGATTATCGAAGGTATGCCAGGCATCTTGAATTTAGCAGCAACAGGAGGAACAGATTTGGCACTAACGTCTGATATAGTGACGGATGGATTAACATCATTGGGAATGGCTGCCAAAGATACTAATGAATTTGTTGATATTATGGCTGCAACTATAACAAACTCTAATACTGATATTGAAAAAATGGGTGAAACATTGAAATTTGTTGGTTCTCTGGGAGGTTCTTTGGGTGTACCTATGAAGGACCTTTCATTAGCTACAGGTTTGATGGCAAGTAGTGCTATCAAAGGAAGCCAAGCAGGTACTTCTTTGAGAATGGGACTTTTAAGACTTATAAATGAACCTAGGCGAGCCGCAACAGCTATGAGAAAATATGGAATAGAAATGAAAACAACTAAAAGTGGAAGTTTAGATTTAGCAGCAACAATAGATGAACTTAGAAATAAGCTTGGTAAGCTTAGTGACACGAAGAAAGTAGGAGCTTTAGGAGATATAGTAGGAGCTAACGCTTCAAGTGGTTGGGCTGCAATAGTAAATGCTAGTGAAAGTGACTACAATAAACTAAAAAAAGCCATAGCTGAAAGCGAGGAAGAAGCTAAAAGAATAGCTGACATGAAGATGGATTCCTTGAATGGGCAGTTCGCTAAATTAAAAAACACTATAAATGATGTAAAAATTAGTATAGGAGAAAAATTAGGTCCAGTAACAAGAAACTTTATGGAAAATATAATTAGTAGTATGCCTAAAGTTGGTGATTCAATTGTAAACTTTGTGAGTAATTTCATTAAAAATTTTGATAAAATTAAAAGTGTTTTACAAGGCGTAATTTCTATTATTGGTGGTGTTGTTGCTGGGTTTATGGCTTTTAAAGCTTTAAAGTTTATCTCTTTTCTAATTCCTCTGCTAAGTAATATAACTTTTGCAATAACAGCTTTTGCAAGTGGTGCAGCAACACTAGGAGAAACTTTATTGTTTGCACTAGGTGGACCTATTGGCGCTGTTATAGCAGGAGTAGCATTACTAGCAACAGCATTTACATTAGCATATCAAAAATCGGATGCTTTTAGAAAAATTGTCAAAAATGTAGGAAAATCAATTAAAAATTTTTTACAAGAAGCAATAATAGCAATTTCACCTTTTATAAATATACTTGGTAACAAATTAAAAGAATTAGGGAGAGCTGTAATTCCATTATTAAAAGCATTCGGAGATTTTGCATCAACGCTAATGAGTAAAATTGGACCTGCAATTTTGCTTTTATCAAGTAATGTTTTAGCTGGTTTTATATTAACTTTTACAGCTATTGTAGAAGCTGTTAAATCTGCTGTAGTTACAGCAACAGGCGTATTGCAAGGTTTAACATCGTTTATAAAAGGAGTTTTTGATATTGTTGGAGGAATAATAAGTGGTGATGGGAAACAAATAATAGATGGTTTAAAATCTGTATTTGAAGGAGGAATAAAAATTGTTTCTTCCGTTTGGAAAGGATTAGTAGATATTGTAACTTCTCCTATTCAAGCCGTTGTAGATATTCTAGACGAAAAATTCGGAAAAAAAGTGGAAGGCATAAAGAAAAAATGGAATGAATTAAAAGACTTTTTAAAAAATCCTGCTAAAGCAGCTCCAAAGGTTCGACCAGTTAATTTATCTAGTGAGAAAGCATCAAGCGAACTGCAAACTTCATCAAATGGAGCAAAAGAATATATAAGCTCATTAGGTCAAAAAATAGGAGAAGGTATTGGGAAAATTAAAGAGAAATTTGGAGAACTCAAAACATCTGCGACAGAAGTATTTAATAATATAGTAACTTTTATAGGTGGCAAAGCAACTGAATTAAAAGATAAACTATTAGAAGGCATAAAACCTGCTATAGATACATTTAAACAAGCTTTTTCTAATCTTAAAGAAACTTTTGGGGGCTCTTTGGACAGTATAAAAGAAACTTTTGGAGGTTTAAAAACTGTATTTGATGAAAATATTAAAACGCCTTTCGAAAATTTAAAACAAAAAGTTTTAGAAACAAAAGAAAGTTTAAAACCAGTTTTTGATAACTTAAAATCTAGCTTTGCAGAACTAGGAAAAGCTCTTGAACCAATAAAAGAAGCATTTAGTGGAATAAAAGATTTCTTTTCAAATTTGTTTAAGCCAATCAAAGATGACGGAGCAACTAAGACAACTAAAACCAATATGGATGAGTTAAAACAATCAACACAACGTGTTGTAACATCTTTCAAAGAGTTAGGAAATGCTTTCAACCAATTAAAAGAAGCAGCAAAACCTTTTATAGACTATTTAAAACAGATAAAAGATTCTTTAACATCTACTCTGGGAGATATAGGGGGAGGATTACTCAAAGGTGTAGCAACTTCTATAGTTTTAGTTATAACTTCTGTTATTAATGCAATTGCATCTATTATAAAGGCTGTAGCAGGCGCTATAAAAGGTGTAATTGATATAATAAAAGGAATATTCGAAATCATAGGAGGGATAGTTAGTGGTGATGGTGAAAAATAAAACAAGGATTTTCTGATGTTTTCAAAGGTATTGGAGATGTAGTTAAATCATTATGGGAAGGTATAAAAGGAGTTTTAGGAGCACCACTTAAAGCAGTTGTAAATTTTATTGATAATGGATTTTCAGAAAAAGTAGGGCAAGTAAAACAATGGTGGTCTGATTTAAAAACTAATGTAGGTCAAAAAATAAGCGGATTTGTTAGTTTTATAAGCGATGGTTTTCAACAAAAAGTTCAACAAGTTGGAATGTGTGGCAAGGACTTAAAGTAAATTTATCTGGCAAAATAAGTGGATTTGTAAGTCTTGTAGAAAACGGATTTAAAAGTAAAGTGGATTCAATTAAATCTGCTTGGGATTCTCTTAAAAAGAAACTTTCTACCAAAATAACTGGTTTTGTAAGTATAGTAAAAACTGGAGTAAGCAATATACTAGACCATTTTGCAGATGGTGGTGTTGCAAGTAAACCAAGTATTTGTGGAGAAGCAGGTCCAGAAATGGTTATTCCTCTTTCTAATAGTAAAAGAAGTAGAGCATTAAGTTTATATGAACAAGCAGGACAGATACTTGGAACTAAAGCAAGTAATAATGTAATTCCAATTTCTCAGAAATTAGGAACTAGTTTTAATTCTACAAGTAGTATCCAAAATAGTAATTCTAGTATTATTAATAATGTTAGACAATTTCCTACCAAACAAGAAGAATTTAATAATACAGAAAATAGAATTTATCAAGAAGCTCAACCACAAAACATAATTTCTAGTGGAAGTAATGCGATTAATGTTGGTGGAATATCTATAAATATTCAAGGTAGCAATAACAAAGAAGAAATGATACAAGAAATATTGTCTCAAGTAGAAAGTGAAATAAGAGAAGCATTGCAAGATATTGGATAATGTCGAATTATTGTTAGAAAAATCCCCTTCATAGATGATATAATAATTTTAGTAAATCATTATAAAGGAGGATATCATGGGGTTATTTAGGAAAAAACAAACAACTGAAATGAAAAATTACAAAATGATTCACTATTATGGTGGTCATCCGATGTTCTCAAAAGAAATGGGATGTTTTATATATGTAGAGGATGATAAAATAGTAGTTAAAACAAATACATCTTTAGCTTCAAAAGAATTTAAAACAGTATTTGAAGTACCTTTTTCAGATATAAAAAAAGTTTCTGTTGAAAAAGAAGAAGAAGTTATCAGAAGATATACAGCAACTAGAATTGCTTTATTTGGACCATTTGCTTTGGCTATGAAGAAAAAACAAAAAAGTTCAAAAGAATATCTGATAATAGAATGTAAAGAATTTATTTTAAGCTTTGGAAGTCCTATTTCATCTCTTCCAAACCCTATAAATAGTCAAGTATGTGAAATGGTTTATAAAGGGTTAACTAAATATAGAGAAAACAATGGTAACAATAAAAAAATTACAATAGAAGATGGAAGTATACAACAAGTAAAAGGATTAAAAGAGTTATTAGACATGGGAGCAATAACAGAGGAAGAATTTAATAAGAAGAAAAAAGAATTATTGAATTTATAACAAGAGAAAATAAATAAGTATAAACATACAAAGCACTTGGATATTCTGTTGTTTCAAGTGCTTTATATGTTAAAAAATGGTATAATATAGGTAAGGGTTTAGCAGTGTTCCATTTTTTAAAATATTGCTTGTAGTGATTGAAATTACTATATTACAGGTATGTTTTATGAAATGCCAAAAAACACTACTGGTCGCTCACTGCAAATTTAAGAAAGCTATATATATGTAAGTATTGGAAATACTAAATTTATTTTGGGATTTTATATTAACTATGTGGTATGTAAATAGCGATAAAGTTAACAAAATCACCAAAAATCTTGATGAATTTTATATTAACTATGTGGTATGTAAATACAATTAGGAACTCCAACAGAATTATAGTAATCCATCATTTTATATTAACTATGTGGTATGTAAATAATTTAGAAAAAACTGCAAACAAAGGTTTTAACGCATTATTTTATATTAACTAAGTGGTATGTAAATGCTGTACAACAAGCAGGACAACAATTAGGTACAGATTTTATATTAACTGAGTGGTATGTAAATTTATCAATCTTAGTATTAGATGTATCTTTGTATAATTGTTTTATATTAACTAAGTGGATTCAAAACTAAATAAACAAAGAAAGCACTTACTTTTGGTAGGTGCTTTTGTTTTGCTCAAATTGGTCGGTTGAGTGAAATAATTAGAAAAAATTAGTAAAAACTCTTGAAAAGTGTCGCGATACAATGTATAATTATATTATCGCGATACAGAAAAGAGGTGAAAATTATTACTGATAGCAGTAGAGCAGATTACTTCAAGCAGAGACGACAGAATAAGAAAACTTTTAGTGTTCTACTAGATAGAGAGAAAGTAGAAAAAATTGAAGAACATTTAAAAAAGCAGAACAAGACTAAAACTATTTGGCTTGAAGAAAAGATTAATGAAGAGTTAGAAAAAGAGGAATAAAAAATAAGAGACGTTCTCCCCGACCAAAGATTGAACATCCCTTATTGACGTATATTATATACACTAACTATAGTATACGTCATTCCTTAAAAAAATTCAATTAAGGAGTGTAATAGTTATGGAAAATTTAATAGTAAAAGAGTTTAATGGAAGTCAAATTTATACTTTTATGTGGAAAGAAAAATCTTGTTGGATAGCTAATCAAATAGTTGGATTATTCGATTATGCTGATGTATCTAAAACAATACAGGATTGCATAAAAGCAGAAGACTTTGAGATTGAACAAGAGTATGATGTATTGAAAGGAAATGAATTTAATGATTTTGTAACTACTTTAAATGTAGTCGCAAATAATATAATTAGTAATAAAGCTAGAAGTATAACTATTTTTTATGAAGATGGTTTGTATGGATTTTTACAATACACAGATAAACCAATTGGTGTACAGTTTAGAAAATGGCTTAGACGAGAAGTTTTACCAAGCATAAGACAAACTGGTGCATACATAACTAACAATGCTAATCCCGAAAAACTAAGAGAAAAAGCAAGTGAGATTGAGAAATTACAGTTGGCTTATAACAGTACATCTATGCTAAAAGAGTTATTAGATGGTGCAGGCTTTGACAATAAATCCAAACTATTAACAGCTAAAACATTATATAAGAAAGCAGGAATTGATTTACCAATAGAGATAAACGAAGAAGAACATTATTTTGATACAAAGCAAATAGCATCTAAACTGAAAATATATTCTAAGAGTAATAAACCAGCTCAGATGGCTGTTTGTGAGATTATTAAAAAGATAAAATTAGAAGAAAATGAAGTAAAAGGAGTTTGGGAAACGAATGGTTCTTGGACTGGTACTGTAAATAAATATACAAAGAGTGTAATAGATAAGGTTAGAACTTGGATAGAGGAGAATAATAGACCAGCTAAGATTGAAGGTGAAAAGAAGAATTTTCATGTAGTGTATAAGATTGAGTAAATTTGATTGTATTAAATAGTTTAGTTTATTTTTGGGGGATTAATACAATGTATGAGAATTTACTTAAGGAGTACAATTTAAAAACTGATGAAGATGTAGAATACTTTGTAAAGTTTGCTACATTATTACATAAATTAAAACAGGACAATGAAGAAAAATTTCAAGAGTATG